TATGATTTTCAACATTTTTAGGAGAAATAAAAATGGCATTTCAAGTAAGTCCAGGCGTTCTCGTTAAAGAGATTGACTTGACAAATGTCGTTCCTGCTTCTGCTACTTCCATTGGTGCAATAGTTGGTGCATTTGAAAAAGGCCCAATGAATGAAGTTATTCCAATTGGTTCAGAACAGGAATTGATTCAAGTTTTTGGTAAACCAAATAATACAAACTTTGAAAATTGGTTTACTGCCGCCAATTTTCTACAGTATGGCAATGCCTTGAGAGTAGTAAGAATTGAAACCGGCGCAAGAAACGCTGTATCAGGTGGTGGTTCAACTCTTTTAACTGGTAACGGTGACGGTTCTACTACAGATTTTACTCTTGCACAATCTGTAACTGATGCTGATTTGTTGTATGTAACCGTGAACGATGTTGTTACAACAGCATTTACAGTAACTGGAACAACATTGTCATTAGGGTCTGCTCCTTCAGCTGGAACAGGTAATGTAGTTGCTAAATTGGGAGTAAGAATTACCAATGATGATGACTACGAAAACAACTGGTCTGCCGGTCAAGGTTCTTTCGGACTTTGGGCATCAAAGTTTCCAGGAAACTGGGGTAACTCTCTTGGTGTTTCTGTATGTCCTTCGGCTTCTGCATATCAAAGCACTATTGCCGCATCAACTGATGCTACAGCAGCTGTGGATGCCACATCTGTTGGTGTTGCTACAGCAGAAAGTTATCAAGTTGGTGATATTGTATATTTTCAAGAAACATCAGGTCAACAATACGAAGTAACTGCAATTGCATTTGATGCAGGTTCGGCAGGACCTGGAGATTTGACAATTCGCCAATTAGATAATCCAAATGGTGGAGGATTGAAAACAGAAATCGCTTCTGGTACTGATGTACGAAGACGATGGAGATTCTATGACCTGTTTAATTCCGCACCCGGAACATCTGATTGGGCAAAAGGTGTTGGTCTAACCGCTGCAACTGATGAATTGCATGTTGTAGTATATGACACTCAAGGATTGATTACAGGATATGACATTGATGTTGCTGGAAACAGAGGTGCAGCTGTAGTTGAAACATTTGCATTTGCTTCCAAGCATCCAAAGTCAAAAACTGCACAAGGTGGTGGAAATTTCTATGTTGATGTTGTCAACAGAGGTTCTTCTTACATTCGTTGGATGGATCATCCTCCTAGTGAGGTTGATGGTGTAGATACCGATGGTCGTGATTGGGGTGTGGATGTAGTTTCAGCTGACAGTGTAAAATACTTTGATGCAAACGCTCTTCCATTTGATGACCAATTGAGCATTGGATCCGATGACTTTTCACCAACTGTAGGTGAAACTGCATCCGCATATGAGTATTTTGCTGATGCTGATACACTAGATGTAAACTTGGTAATGGGTGGGTCAACTCCAGGTGATGGAATGACTTGGACTTCATCTGTTGCTCATGCTACAAATCTAATTGATTTGGCTGAAGGAAGAAAAGATTGTGTTGCATTCATTTCTCCTGCAAGAGAAACAGTTGTTGGAGTAACAAGTGGTATCACACAAACTGGAAACGTTGTAGACTTCTATCAGAATCTTGCAAGTTCTTCATATGCAGTATTTGATTCTGGTTACAAGTACATGTATGACCGATACAACGATACATTCCGATTTGTACCATTGAATGGTGATATTGCCGGACTTTGTGCAAATACTGATAATGTTGCTGATCCTTGGTTCTCACCAGGTGGTTTGAACAGAGGTCAAATTCGTGGTGCAGTCAAGTTGGCATTCAATCCAACTAAATCACAAAGAGATATTCTTTATCCTGCAAGAATTAACCCAGTTGTTACATTCCCAGGACAAGGAACTGTACTCTTTGGAGACAAAACTGCATTGGCGAAACCAAGTGCATTTGATAGAATCAATGTACGAAGATTGTTCTTGGTACTAGAGAAATCAATTGCAAGAGCAGCTAAATATCAATTGTTTGAATTCAACGATGCATTCACTCAGGCACAATTCCGAAATTTGGTTGAGCCTTTCTTGAGAGATGTTGTTGCAAGAAGAGGTATTACGGACTTCAGTGTTGTTTGTGACGAGCGTAACAACACCGGCGAAGTAATTGACCGAAACGAATTTGTAGCGGACATCTACATTAAACCTGCTCGTTCCATTAACTTTATCACACTCAGTTTCATTGCGGTGAGAACTGGTGTGGCATTCAGCGAAGTAGGAGGTTGATAGATGGCAACTCTAGACGATTTTAAGGGAAAACTGCAAGGTGGTGGTGCAAGAGCAAATCAATTTGCTGTTACTGTAACAAGTCCTGGAACAGTAGTTCCTTCTGAACTTGCATCATTCATGATTAAGGCGGCTTCACTTCCCGGACAAACCATTGATGAAATTGCAGTAAATTATCGTGGACGTATTCTCTATATTGATGGAGACCGTACCTTTGATACATTTACCACAACAATCATCAATGATGTTGATTTTGCAATCAGAAATGGTATTGAGGCTTGGATGAATATTATCAATTTGATGACTCCAAACACATCCGCTCAAAATCCAGCTGATTATATGGCAACTTTGAAAATTGATCAATACGATAGAAAAGATGCCATTATTAAGACGCATGAATTGCAAAATTGTTGGCCTACCGTTCTTGCTCCCATTGAATTGAGCTGGGATACAAGAAGTGAGGTTGAGACTTTTGATGTAACTTGGAGATACACCAAGTTTACAGGTACAACAGGTGATGCATAAATAATTCTACAACTTTAGTAGGATGAAATAAATTATGGCACAAATATTTGGTTTCAAAATCACCAGAGCATCAGAGGTAGAGAAGAATCAACCGACTTTTCCTACTTCTGATGATGGTGCATACGATATTGCTGGAGGTGGGTTTTTCTCGGAATATCTTGACATGGAAGGTCGGGATAGAGGAGAACTTGATCTCCTGCGTAGGTATCGTGATATTGCAATGCACCCAGAGTGTGATTCTGCAATTGAAGATATTGTAAATGAAGCAATCGTATCCGATGAG